ACTACACAATTTCTATATTCCTCCCACCATGACTGCGTGGTGCCCAGTGTTTGATATAACTTTCCTGCATTTGCTCCACCCCTATTGAGGCCCATATAACCAAATCCCGCAGCATTATTGACGGTAACTGATGGTGCTGTTCCTGGGGGAGATCCTGGTGGTGCAGGAGTCGTTGTTGTTACATTACCTGTGCCACCTGTTGAATAACGACCTATAACATTTTGACGGGTACAAACATCCTCAAAGTCATACATGATTAGATCTCTGCTCCAGCTAGGAGCATTGATCTGTCCAGTTGCAGGATATGGAAACTGCTCCTTCTTCATCTGGACGCCGTTGGCACTATTACCGCCAGGGATATATTGACTGCAACTAGATGTATTGCATCCGCTCATGATAAACCCAAATGTTCTTCAATTCTATTTAGTTTCTCAAACACCAGTGTTAGTGCTGTTCCCAAACTAATATAGTCATCAGATCCAGGTGGTTTAAATTCTAAACTACGTGGTCCAATTAATTCTGTTGTAACAAAAGTCTCTAGACTAGCAAGACGCTTTGCAGTAGCCGCTTCATCTTCTTCAATTCTCTTAACTAAGTTAGCAAGAAATCCATTGATGATTTCATGTGCTTTTTCATTATCTGCAAATTTGAACTCATTATAAGTTGCACTACCTGGCATCGATAGAAGCTGTCTTAGTTTTGTGTTAGGATTTTCCTCTGTCATAATTTAAATACCCTTTAAGTCCTTTCGCGCTGAAAGCGCGGGCCGCGCGGTTTTTCCCCTCAGTTGTCCTTGAACATATGAAACCCTACGCCGTCGTCATCTAACTCATAACGCATCACATCACCTTCGACGAGACCGAGTTCATCAATAATCTCCTGAGGGAATTCTAAAATCAGATCGCCCTCAGGAGTCTCCTGTAATTCGATGATAAATTTACGTGACATATTCTGTTATCTCTACAATATAATGGAATTTTGAGATTTGCTTAGCAATTTCTCTTGCCTCTATATATGTATCATATACAGTAAATACACCGATGTCATCACAACATCTTAGTTGGCCCTCCTCATTGAGAAATTCTACGAAGTTGTGAAATTTCGAATGACCTTTCTCTGTTGGTATGGCAACTTGTACATACCATTTCTGAACCTCAGTATTCGTCATATCCCCCACTCTGAAGTTTTGCCTGAAACTCTGGGGAATTATAAAGTTCTCTTATTCTTTTCTCAAGTGCTGTGTATTCATCATCAGTAGGTTCGTCACGATTAAATCCATATGCTTCACGCAAATCTTTGAATTCATCCATTGTTAGTATTGTAATGGTGTCCTCAACGGCATCCTTGACAAACCAGGAAAATGATCTCAGTGCCGATGCTGTGTCCTCTGCTAGAATAGGAACAAGTCTAACTACACGTTTTGTGTCAGTATACCGAATAACCCAATGGTTCATTTTTTAGCCTCAAAAAAATTTTACAATATAGGGATCCTAAAAGGGGACCCGTCCGATTATATTTAGCTGCCCTCAGCAACACTTTATAGATTACAAAGGACCCTTTTTTATATATACGGGCGACCCGACCGCCGAGAACCCGCACCACGACTGGGATCTGGGCTGTGTTTGTTATACTTAGGAGGGGGATGTATGTGTCCCCCCAGTATAACTCAGAAGTCGATTTCTGTCAAGGTGGGAAGACCCAGGACCTGCTCAATCATGGGCGACTCGATATAATCGAAACCGCTCACAGTGTCGCTGGTGAGTGCATCGAGAATCGAAAGGATTTCGGTGCCAGTGTTACCCTGACGGAGCATCGAGATCATAACAGATTTGGACATAGGAATGTGCTGTTGAGTGTTAGTGAGTGTGTGGTAGTTAGTTTATAGTCATGCCTAGGACTAGAGGTATATCAGACGGCCAGATCTTCTGCTTCTAGATTAACAATTGCCTTCACGCCTGCAACTTGCAACGAGTAGACGAATTGCATGGCACTAGTGATATCGGGAAACTCTACAGTTTGTTCTTCTTTGGTGAGAACGTTGGTGAAGGTAGCAGTGCGAACTTTGGTCATGATTGTGTTAGTCTGTGGAAAACTTTTGTTGTGGAAAAAGTGAATTAGTTTTCCACAGGAAACTAAAAAACTGTGGAAAACTAATCACCAGGCATTTACTCTTTAAATGGTGCTTTTAATGTCATCACCAGGACAAAAGATCAGGCGAGACGCATACCTGAGAAGAACGGAATAGGGCCGCCATTCTGTGAAACAAACCACTGAAAGTTCTTCTGGAAGACTTTCTCACCAGGCAAACCATGCACAGAGAGAAGTGCATTGAGGCGAGATTTTGTGGTGACAGATTGCCAACCACCATCGAACAATTGCACGAAGTTGTTGCCAACAGAGGCGATATGATTGCCGTGCAGATAGACAAACGAAACGTCGCTAATCGTCACGACTTGAGTGTTGCCAGATTTGAAATCTTTGCCAGCTGTGATGGCATCATTCATCTGGGATTCGATCTTACGCATGAGAGGCGATTGTGAGAGGGTTTGTGAAGTGTTTGGGAGGTGGTTTCCCTTCCCTCCGATGCACTCAATATAGAACGGATCAGAGGGTCTGTCAAGCGATTTCAGATCAGCAGTGCTTATCAAAGGGATAAGGTGATTTTATGAGTCTGAGGGTTGACAAATGAGAGAAGTCGTGATAGCCTGCGGGCTTAACTTGCATCTCTGAGTGACCTTTACTGTATGATTTCCAAGAGTTAAACAGAACGCATACATATGTTTTTTTGAGTATTTTTTAATTGTGGAAATTGTGGAAAACTTTTATATTCAGGCCTCCTCAATTAGGTCAGGATAGTATTCTTCAACCTCTGCAATCAGTTCTTCATCAGATAGAATGGAGAAACTTTCTTCGAGTTGATCACCTACAAAACGCATCAAATCTTTGGTGGACATGTTATCAAGGATGCGATCAATGTAGGCATCCAGGAGTTCTTGACGGTTCATGATGTTTCAGACGGAAGGTGTAACGGTGATCTCTTTAATGTTCAGTCCACAGAGTTGATTGTAGACACGATTGAGAATCAATTTGTCTGCAGACTTTGCTTTGGATCTTTCATACCAAACAGTGGTACATCCATCGTAGGCTTCAACTTGTACACGGTAGTTAGTCATTTTTTGATGTTGGTGTTTGTGGGTTTTTTGTTGAAGAGAATGACACGAACTGGAGGTGTATTTTTACGGAACATGTTGGTCTGACGTTGTTCACGAGACATGATCAAACTTCTCCTTGAATAAAGTTAGCAACGTTGTGAAGTACAGTGCCTGTAGTATAACGTACAGAGGGCACTGAGATGAACAGAATGATGAACAAAAGACCGAGGAGTTTCATTGATTGAGTGTTGGAAGATTTAGGGCGGGCCATGTCAGAAAGGGTTGGACCAGTTGTACACTTGATTGTCCGAAATGTATCCTTCCTTGTTGAGTGCATCCACGAAGTTTGCCCAGGATTCACGCTTTGCAATCGTGTCAGATTTGAGTTGCGGATCCTGAAGAGTTGCCACTTTCCAGTTGTAACGAAACTGCTGAAGAACTTGCTGTTTAGTAGACATGATCAGTTCTGAAAGAGTTGATACAGTTTGGACTGAATGTTGGAAGAAAGATCACTTTCTTCATCACCATAGTCTGCATAATCATGCATTGCAGATTCGATGGCATTCCACTCATCATCAGAGAAGAAGTTGCGAACGATGGAAAGATCAGTGTTGGTCATGTTAGAGTAGAGAATGGTTTGAGAGGTGGGAGGTCGTTTCCCCCCTTGACTCCTTTAGTATGGCACAGCAGGGCCTGGCATGGTGTTCGTAGTGATACAAAACCAGACTTTTTTTGATCAGTGCTACTTATGGGTCAGATAAGTTTATTTGATGAGTTTTTGTTGCTCTACTTTGGCCTTCTCGTGATAGTATGCCTTGAACAGTTTGTCATCACGTTGAATGAGAAATGCTTGCCACATGAGCATAGCAATCACACCAAGGAAAATGTAAGTAATTTTCATGAGAATACGGTGTCAAAAGAGAGTGATTTAATGCACCAACCAGTTTCATCACTGATCACATTTGCGAGTTCTTCTTCTTCATAAACGTGCCAAACTTTCTTCATCACGTTATTCTTGATTTCATACTGTTCGGATTCTGGAATCACAAACTCCTCATCAGAATCAGTAGAAAAATCAAACTCGATGGCTGTTACTTTGAGTAGCATGGTATTTAATAGAGATAAAGGAATGAACCGTAGGGATCACACTTTTCAGGATGATTCACCAATGTATGTATATCATAGCGCACACCCTTTGCAGGTGCTTTCCATGATGCGGGTTTGTAACAGAAACCACTTTCTTTCTCTACAAACATATAAACAGAGCGACCTGTTGTGTGTGCATAATGTTGACGGATTTTGTAATACTTTCGGCCTTCAACGATGTCCAGTTGATGATAGTCAAAATGACCAGATTCGAGTGCATCAACTTTCCATTTGTTATTCAGTTGTTCGACTAATGCTTCAACGTAGAATTGAGTTTCAGTCATCATTTGAGGTTGAGATTGTGCTGAAGGTAACTGAGATCAAGGAGAACATTCTTGATTGTGGATGATGTCCAACCAATGGCAAATGCAGGACTTTCATCACACGTTGCATCATCACGATAGTTCACGGATTGACACTTTGTGAGTGCTTCTATGATGTTGTCAATACGATGTTGGTTGCTCATCAGTATGCAGAAACAGTGGTATAGAGAGTGTTGGTGGTGTTATACCAGAGGTTCACATCACACTGGTATTCTTCACTCAAACTGTAGGCAATGTCATATGCCTGATCAAGGTCAACAGTTTGATTCTCCCAGGGAGCAGCAGAGCAGCGGATGTCGATTCGAGTCATGGTTTGTTTCCTTTGGTATGCATACAGTATGGCAGGGATCAGGCCGAAAGTCAACCCTTTTGAGATCAGTGTTGCTTATGGGCACCATGAGGACCGATTAAGTATCCTCATGGCAACATGTCATCGAGTCATGGTAGAAATAGCAGGCACACCTTGCACAAAGATAGTATCAACAACACTCTGCAATCGTTTGGCAATAGCACTACCGTAGTTGGTGAATACTGGCACGATCACATTACCAAACTGTTTGCGATAGAGATGACATGCACCTGCAGGAATCTTGCCTGTAGCAATATCCTGGGCATCATCTTTATCCATACGGATAACACGGCCGACGGTTTGTGCCATCTCGATGATAGGCATCATCCGCAACATGATGCAGTGAGAGAGACCTGGGACGTTGATACCTTCGGACAGGATGCTATAGTGAAGCAGCACAAATCGCTTGGATTTGTCTTTGCCCCACTCTGTCAACGTGTCAAAGAACTTCTCACGATTGACCTTGGTTTTGTTAACATAAGCACCATGCTTGGATGTAATATGCAGGATGCCATATCCGCGTTCTTCGAGTTCTCTGAGAATGTCAGAGTTAGTGAGCATATTCCACATCACTTTTGTGCTAGGAGCAGCAACAAGCACCTTAGGATTGTCATGCTCGATGGTATCGAGAATGTCCACAATCATGTTGCGATCTGCTTCTGCTGCTGTTGCTTTGTTCCGCACAATGTCAACCTTGTAGGTGTCAACTTGCGGAGGAATGATACAACCAGTCTGAATGAGTTCTTGAGCACGAACGTTGTGAATCACATCACCATAGATACTAACATTGTTCATACCGTTAGCATTAGGATTGGTATGATGTTTGGGAGTAGCAGTAAAGAAATACTTGCAATCTGCAGACAGAGATGTAGCGGCCGTTGCAATGAAATGTTTCTTCTGAGTAGAATTGTGTGCCTCGTCGAAATAAGCAACGTTGACATCTACACCAGAATCAACAACACGATGCAGAGAATGATAGGTGGTGAAGATGATGCGATTGGTGTCCGCATGTTCCGCAACCCATGCGGAAATGTTGTCGGGCCGAGTAGAAGAATAGTGATGAGTTTCACCACTATGAACGTGCATCACATTTGCATTGGTGATAAACTCAAGAAACTCAGCAGAGAGTTGCTCAGCAAGCAGAATACGAGGAGCAACAACAACAGCAACATGACCAGGATTCTGCACAAAACGTTGCAGCAGATTCATGATCATGCAAAGAGTTTTACCACCACCAGTAGGAATAACAATTTGACCGATCTTGTGCTGATTCATTGCATCAAGCACACGAGTTTGGTGGAGTCGCAATTTCATAGTGATTTGTTTGGTATGTGAGTACAATAAAGGATCAGAGGTCGAAAGTCAACCCCTGATCCCATTAGTATTTTTTATGGCAATGATTAGGAGAACTTTACGTTGACTCCAACTACTTTGGCAGTTGGGTTTCGTGCTAATGCTGTTCTCCTTGCATCTGCAGCATTGGCAGCATACACTTCCTCCTTGAAAGTGCGGCCAGCAACATACATTTCAACCAACCATGTCATGAGTTTTCACTATAATCGAATTGAATGGGTTTGTAGTCATAACCAAATCCCTGTTGTGATTTGATATTATTTTGTACTTGCTTTCGCAATTTTTTCTTTTGATGATCTTCCTTTTTCATTGCAACGAACTCTTCATGAGTGAGAAGAGGTTGTGGTTTCTGTTTTTTCTTGGACATTTTAGTTACTCCGATTGGTTGGGCATAAGATTTGATACATTTTATAGATGACGCTCTAGGCATCAGTTTCCTCCATGTGATTGAGATATTCATCACGGTGAAATCCAGAAACTCCCTCAACCATAGAAGTTTCAGTGGGTTTTACATAACGCACATTGTAAGGACTATTGAAGAACCTGCGGAAAGCAGTAACAATAATAATAAATGCCGAAATAATACCAACCAAACCAAGGAAGGTAACAGCATCACCAGAGAATGAGTAAGTGTCAGGAGTCATGAGATGTTCAGCGGTAAATGGCTTTGAAGAAGAAAATGATGCCACCTGTGAGTAGAATAAAGGTGGCAAGCAAAGATAGATTAACTATATTCATGCTGCAGGAATCTCTACACTTTCAAGATAAGTTACATCGTGCCACTTGCAAGTATCGTAGCACAACCACTCTCCATCAGTGGTATAGAGATAGGCATACTCTTCTGCATCTTGAGTGAGATACTCAGTCATGTTGTTGTCATGACGAGGAGGACAATTCTCACCACGAGAAGAATAGTAGAGAGGACCAGATTCAGGCAGAGTTTCATTCTGCCAACCAGCATTTGTCCACAGAGCACTGATGTCACCACCATCAATCAACTCAGCAACTTTATCACGAGTGTTGAAATGTTCTTTGAGTTTGACACCATTGTACTCAGGATAACCATCCCAGTGGCAATACACTGAGAGCACAGAATCATCTGCGAGTTGAATACCGATGCGTGAGCGAGTTGCCATGTCGTTTGTTTGTTTGACTCTTATAGTATTGCACTGATCGGGCCGAAAGTCAACCCCCTAAACCATGAGTGTTGTTTATGAATCACCATTGCTTTGATAAAGTAAAGTTATAGAATGAAAACTCTTGGCGTTTGATTAACTTATAGACACCGAACTGATTAGACACAACGAAACCTTCGTGATTGACACTATGGCCTGCAATCTCAGTATTAACTTGATCACCAGTCACAGTGATTCCTTCCATGATCAGTTCCTTTGCTTGAGTGATGAGATTGAACAGCAGCAACATGTTGCCACTGATAGCATCAACAGGACGATTCTCACGAATACATTTGTTGATTGCAATCATCAGTCGTTCTTGTTCTTTTTTGTCAACA